ATCGCCTGCCATCAGGAGATCACGGAGAAGCAGCGGGTCCGGATACTCAACGACGTGGTGTGGGCCGCCCAGGAGATCGACCAGGTAGGATTTAAGCAGAAGGGCGAACTCATCTCACCCACCGGTGAGGTGGAGAGGGATCCCAAGGACTATGAGGCCATCTGCTACAATTGGAATCGCTTGATCACGCCGGCGTATAAGTTCTACGAGTGCCTCGCTCGATTCTTCGAGAGCAGCCGGTCCACACGCAAACTCCGCGTCTACACAAATGAGGACATGGCTCGCTTTTGGGAAACGAAGAAGGGCAAGCAGTCCGGGGACGATCTCAAGGACAAGGCCGTCGGCTACTATCAAAGCGGCGAGAGTATAGAGGTGCCCGAGGGCGTGGTGGTCTGCACGGTAGGCATCGATACTCAGGATACTGGCTTCTATTATGTAATACGGGGCTACGGTCGCGACATGGAGACGTGGCTGATCAAAGAGGACTTTATCGAGTGCAGCAAGAAGCGCGAGATCTACAAGAACAAAGGCGAGGTGCTCAAGCTCTTCGAGCGGGAGCTTCTCAAGTACGTTCCCGACACCATCCGCTTTGGGTTCATCGATAGGGGAGGCCATCGGTCTGACTTGGTGGATTTCCTCGTCGAGAAAATTCCGTGGCTGCACGCGTACATCGGCGCTACCCGGATAAATCCCAAAGAGCCATATGTCAAGGAGTCCACGACAGCGAATCATTTCATGGGGCAGACGCAACTCCTCGCTGAGGAAGTAGCGGACTACATGGAGGGGGAGAAGTGGCACCTTCCCGTCGACATAGGAGATGAGTACCTCAAGCAAGTCATAGCGCAATACTATATAGAAGAGGAAGACAAGAACGGTCAACCGGTGCAGCGGTGGGTGACTGAGGCCAACGACCATTACCGGGATTGCGAGAACTACAATTTCGCCGCCGCCTTCTTCCTGCATTTGGATAAGGCGCTCTTCAGCGGGGAAGGTATCGCACGTATCAAGAAATACTTCGTGATGCGCAAGGCCAAGGCGGAAGTACGGGAGAAGCTCGGTGCCAAGTCTAAAGTCGTCAAAGAGAAAGCCCCCCGCTCGAACAGGGGCCCGGCCTCAGCACGCAGGAGCTGGTCGAAATGAGCGCAGGCAAGGGGAGCACACAGAGACCGTTTGATGAAGAGATGTTCGATAAGAACTACCACAACATAAACTGGAGGGACCAAGATGAATCTGTTCAACAGGAAAGAACCCGTCGAGAAGACGTCACCGACGTTCACGCTGGAAGAGACAGTGGACGAGGTACAGAAGACGACGGATATCAACGACGCGCATGAGGTGTGCGAAGATGCTGACGTCAAACCGGAGGACGTGGAGCAAGTAATCGTCCCGCTCACAGCAGCCGACAAGCAGCTCAAGGTCATCCGCGAATACCATGCGAAAGACTACGTACATTACGAGTCCCTGCCAATTGGCGGCAACCAGTTGGTTTTGCGTTTTGTGAAGAACCGTATATACGACTTAATGTAATTTCCGCAAAGTGATGGTATATTTGGACATAGGAGGTTGCCTATGTCCAGTGGTGAGTTCACCAGTACCGATCTCGAAACGCTTAAAACTGCAATTATGGACCTGGCGTCCGGTAATGCGCAGCTTGTGCAGATATCAGGGCGCATGTATCGCAAGAGTAATCTTGACGAATTGCAGAGGCATTACGACTGGATGCTCGGTCGCGTGACCCAAGTTAGCGGACGCGGGGTGAAACGTATGACTTTTAAGGCACCTTCTAACCAGGACGACGGGTAGAAATGAATTTTCGCACGCCATTCGGTAAAGGCCGGGAACAGCAGCGCGAGATCGCGCAGCTCCGCACCAAGATTGAGAAACTTGAGAAGGGCGGCTCCGTCCCTCTCAGCAAGCTCAAGACCATTTACATGCGTGCTGAGAAGAACGCGCGGATGGACTACGAGGCTGCGAAGACAAACCGGGTAAGGGCCGATTGGTCGACTACCCGCTACACCCCCTACGATCAAATCAAAGACGATCTGCCTAAAATCATAGCCCGCTCGCGGTATGCTTTCGGCAACGATCCTATTTTCCGTTCAGCAATCAATGTAATCACGAACAATGCCATATGCACGGGGATGCGCCCTAAGTCAGTCGTTAAGAACAGCGAGGGGCAAATGGTCGAGGGCATCAATAAGGCTCTCGACAAAGGCTGGCAGAGATATAATGATGAGTGGGACCGTCGTGGGATGATGACGTTCTATGAGGCCGAGCGCCTCGCTTTGCGTACGTGCGCGCTCTCCGGTGGAGTCCTGACCAACTTGGTTCGGTCGACGTCCGGCAGCCTGCTACCCATCGCCAAGCAGATGCTTGAGCCCGACCGTCTTGACGGGTCGCACGACAGCCAGTTCATCACGCTCGATGCGAATCTACCGCACAAGCAGACACTCCACGGTATCAACCTTGACGCTTTCGGGATGCCGGTTAGCTACTGGATACGAGGTGTGCCTCAGCCGATCCCATCGATCAACATCAACCACTCCTTTATACATGAGCGTCCTGAGCAACATATCGGAGTACCATGGGGCGCCCCGGCGCTGGATTCAGTATGGGACGTCCATCAGCTCCTCGAAGACTACATGGTCAAGAGCCGGGCTATTGCGGACGTGGTATGGTGGGTGAAAGACACAGCAGATCCTTTCAACGCTGAGGAAGACAAGGATGATGACGACAACGGCATCCTAGAGTCTCTGAGCTATCTCAAGACTCCTGAGAAGCCGGAAGTCCTCTCAGCCGATGACAACGTCACAGAGTCGCTTAAACCGCTTGTAGCGATGATCATACACCACATCTCCGCGTCCCTGGGCACGTCGTACATGACAGTGACCCGCGACATGGAGAACGTCAATTTCGCAGCTTCCCGCAGCAACGTCGTGGAAGAGCGCAGATTCTACCGTTCACTTCAGAAGTGGTTTGCAAAGTCCTTCTGTCAGCGTGAGTGGATGGACTACGTTTGGTGGATGGTGTTTACCGATCAGGTTCCGGGACTCACGGTTCGCCGTTTCCTCGCTGACCAGCACAAGTACACTCAGGCGTGGTGGATGGCCGAGGGTTGGGACTGGGTAGATCCTTCCAAGGACTCCCGCGCAGCCATCGAACTCAGGGACGCCGGCCTCGCCAGCGACAAGAGCACACTGGGCGCAAAGGGTATCGATCTGGAGGATCACTACCAGCAGCTTCAGATTGAGAAGCAGATGCGCAAAGACTTTGGCATTGACGATATGTTCAAAACTGATCAAGTCGCTGCTCCTGCTTCATCGAGCAGCAGCGACGATTCCAAGGATGACAACGACGAGGACCAGGAGTAGCCTATGAAAAAGTGGTACAAGATGAGCGCTAAAAACGGCGCAGCCGAGGTCCACCTCTATGATGAGATTGGATATTGGGGCACCACGGCTGAGGACTTTATGAAGGAACTTGAAGGGCTCGGCGATGTTGAGCAAATCAATCTCCACATAAACAGTCCCGGTGGTGTTATCACTGACGGTTTTGCGATGTACAATATGCTTATGCGGCTCAAGCCTGCTACGAAGATCAACACGATCATCGATGGTTTGGCAGCTTCAATGGCATCTGTTATCGCTATGACCGGCGACAAAGTTACGATGCCTGAGAACGGATTTCTGATGATTCACAATCCGTTTGTATTTATGGGCGGCGGGGCAGACGATCTACGCCATGAGGCCGATCTACTCGACAGCATGAAAAAGAACGCGATCAAAGCCTACAAGCGCAAGGCAACTATCAGCGATGACGAAATTGCTGAGTTGATGGATGCTGAAACGTGGCTTGATGCAGACACTGCTCTTGAGAAAGGTTTCATCGACGAGATCGAGGAATACGCAGTAGAGGAGGCCAAGTTTGATACAAAGCGCTTCAATCGGATACCGGAAGGTGCGTGCATGTTTTTCGCACCTAAAGCTGAATCCGACGATGACGCAGGAGCTGATGGATCCGACGGAGATGACGGAGCAGGAGAAACTGGAGAGAGCGAAGTACCTCCAGTTGAAGAGCCGGCAACCGACGGAGACGAAGCACCGGAAGTCGTAGAACCAATCGAAGAAGAACAACCCGAGGGCGACGAGGAAGAATCTCCAGGGGGAGAAACCGAAGTCGAAGTCCCCGATCCTATAGAAGACCTCGACACCAGTTCCAATTCACAGGAGGATGGAAATATGAAGGTTTCAGTCAGAGAGATCGTAAACAAGACCGTAGCCGCCCAGCAGGCACTACAGTCTAATATTGCCGGATGCCTGGAAATGGCAAAGGGCAAAATCGAAGACGCAGCGTATACGTCGCTCAAGAGCGAATTTGACGCTGTGAAACTCGATGTCGAAACTGTTGAGCAGCTCGAAGCCAAGTCGGAAAAGCTCTTTGCTGATGCAAAGGGTAAGATTGCCGATGCAGTGCTCGCAGGCGTGGCTCCAGCAGTCCCCACCGGCCACAACGTCAGCTTCGGTGCCGACGCACAGGACAAGTTCTGTGATGTCGCTCGCACGTCTCTGATGGCGCAGGCTGGCCTGATGAAGACTGACGAAGAACTCGCGAAGGTCGCGGAAGTACGGAAAGCCGGTTTGCTTGGTCTTGGTGTGCAGGGAATCTGCCGCGAGACTCTTCAGCAGAACGGTGTGCCTCATGCGGCCTCCATGAGCCCTAATCAGGTTTATGATGCTTGTGTCAACCTTCGTCCGGCGATGGTCAATTCGCAGGGCACTGGCGATTTCACGAACGTGTTCGAAGATGTCGCGAACAAAGCCTTGTTCAACGCATGGACAACCACTCCTACCACATACCAGGCGTGGACAGGTCGGGATTCTATCAAGGATTTTCAGACCAAGAACATCGTCAAGGTAACTGAGGTCGGTGACGTTCTCGAAATCAAAGAGAACGAAGCGTTTCCTTTCACTTCGACTGCAGACACCAAGGAAACAGCCAGCTTGCTGACTGTCGGTGTTGCTTTCTCGCTGTCACGTAAGGCGATCATTGATGATCAGATCAATGCACTCACGGACATCCCGACCAAGCTCAGTCGTTCAATCCAGCGCTACATCAATCGTCGGGCATACACGATCCTCTATGGCACAAACATGGCAGGACCGATAATGAACGAAGACAGCACCGCGATGTTCACTGCTGGTCATGGCAACTTCGTGATCGATACCTCCGGTGGAGCGCCCACGAACGCCACTCTTTCAGATCTTCGCAGACGGATGATGAATCAGACTCTGCCGTCACCCGATGGTGCGACAAGTCAGAGCAACAGCATCTACTCGATGGCTGAGCCAGCCACGATTCTGTATCACTCGAACCTCGATTATGTGATCGAGAATCTGATCGCACCGGCATACACGATGACGACTTCGGCCAACTCTGCGGTAACACGCGAGTTCATCCGTCGCCTGACTCCTGTGTCCGATCCGGTCCTTGACGAACTGATGGACGCTGCCACGGATGCGCATGAAGGTTACTACCTGATGGCGAATCCTTCGGACATCGGTCTCATCACTGTCTACAACCTCACAGGCAACGAGACTCCTACTCTTCGGCGCAAGCCGAGCGATGTGGGCGAGGCTCTCGGTACTGCATGGGACATCTACTACGATGTAGGTGTTGCGGCTGTCGACTACCGTGGTGCTGCTGCCAACTACGGCGAATAACAAACGGTTTACTCTCGGGTGCGTATCTAGCATCCGAGAGTTTATCATCACCTTCTGAAACCTGGAGATATACCAATGGCAAGAGAAGCCTATATCAAGAAAAAAGTGGTTGGCGACGGAGAAGCAACCATGGATTTCACTGCCGCAGCGGCGACCGTAGCCGGTGAAGTAGTGAAAGTAAATATCAGTTCGACTCAGGCTATCGCCGGTGTCGCGCAACAGGCTATCGCAGACACTGCGACGGGCCCTATCGACGTCACAAACATCTACTCGCTGAAAACAAGGTCTTCTACGTCCTTCGCTATCGGTGCTCAGGTGTATTGGGATCACGAAGCAAACAGCGCAATCGCTGCTGCTGATGCAAACGGTGCTGACGATTTCTTTTGCGGTACTTGCGTTCGCGCAGGAGCCGGCAATTGGGTATGGGTTCGTTTGAACTTCGGTCCTAGTGAATGGGTACGCGAGTCGAGTTCCTCGAGTTCTTCGAGTTCTTCGAGTTCTTCGAGTTCTTCGAGTTCTTCGAGTTCTTCGAGTTCTTCCTCGTCTACCTAAATGATAACGGTGTAGAGCGGCTTTCGAGTCGCTCTACATTTCCAAAAAGGACGCTTCATGGGGACGCTTAGTTTCGACTTCAAAGCAGACATGGATGACATCTTCCTGGACTCCGGGTTCGAGGAGGATATTACCTATACCCCTGACGGCGAATCTGCTCTTTCTATCAAAGCCATAGTTGACCGTGACCGTCTTGACGAAACCGTCGAGGGCGCAAGCAGGCTCAACATCTACAAGTATCAAATCATCATCTCCAAAACAGATGTGCCTAATGCCGTTAGCGAAGGTGACGAAGTCGTCATCACCGTGGGCGACAGTACGGAGACCCTCCGGGTTGCAGGCATCCTGGAAGACGATCTTGGTGCGTACAGGCTGGGTCTGAGATGAGCAACGGCCTTTTCAAAATAAAAGGAAAAGTCAAAGGTGCACTGCCAGTACAGCGTGCGCTTCATGCCGCCCCTGACACGTTTCGCAAGAGCATACTGGGTTGGCTTTTGGCCGAGCGCAGAGCGTTCGTAGGCGGACGTACCAGGGGCGGCTCCATACGGGATGGTGTGTTCCGCAAGAAGCTGCAGCGTAAGAAGACGCTGAAGGGCACAAGCGGATGGGCACCTAAAGTGACGCGGGGCGCGTTCAAAGGTTACGTGGCCGGCGGAGGCGATATCAATAAGATGCGTCTGATCATGGGATCCGATCTCAAGGACAGGAAAACACCGTTCCTCGAGGGTATTAAGAATATGGGGTCCGGGGCATCGATCCGTACCTCGAAACAGATGGTGCTCCCAGTCTACAAGAATCTACCCAACAAGAAGCAGACCTACAAACAGTTCCGCTCGCTTATGTCTGCGGGCAGACTGTACCCGGTACAGCAGGGCGCTAAGACTTTGTACTTTGACACCTTCGGTGACGAGAGCACAGCTCAGGGCGACACGCTGAAGTTCGTTGGTGTGAGACAGATCAACGTCGGCAAGCAGTTTGATTTTGAGGGTGACTGGAATAAGAGAATACCGAAAGTTATACTGCGCGGTCAGAAGAAGGTAGACCGTACAGTGGATCGCATAGACCGGCAGATGGATTTTTAAGGAGCTACCTTTGGCGCACACCCCGGAAGAATGCAAATCAATATTCGTAACTTGGGCCAAGATGTTTGGCATACTTACGGCGAGTATTGTGGTAGCTATGGGCGGTACGTGGCGATGTGCCACGGCTGAGGCGCAGCAGAATGAACACATACGCGAGCAGACCCGCAAGGTAGCGCGAGTCGAGCGCATAGTCGACGTGATAGAAAATCAGCTAATGGCGGACATGGACACACTTAAACGAATAGCACGAGAAGGTAGATAGATGGACTCAGAATTTATCATATCAACCAACGCAGGCAAGGTCTTCACTTTGCCTAACACGGTATCATAGGAGCAACAAATGGCAATCACAGACCCAACGGCAATCAGTTTTTCAAATAAGAAAATACGCACTTCAGCGGATACTCTAGCGCAAAGCTACTATTCAGCAAAAACCATTCTCGAC